AAAAGCAAATGTTCCAATCCGAGCATCTGCAGGAAAAGTGGGCACCACTTCTCGACTATGATGGTATTGATCCTATCAAGGATAACCACAGAAGAGCAGTAACCGCTGTCCTGTTAGAAAACCAAGAAAAGTTCCTCCGTGAACAACAAGCATTCCAAGGCGGAATCCTGAACGAAACCCCAACCAACGCAGGTAATGCTGCTGGTGCTGGTGGTGGATTCGGTGGAGACGCAGCTGCAGGTGGTCCTGTTGCTGGTTTCGACCCTGTTCTGATCTCTCTGATCAGACGCGCAATGCCTAACCTGGTCGCATATGACCTCGCAGGCGTTCAACCAATGAGTGGTCCTACTGGACTGATCTTCGCAATGCGTTCCCGCTACACCAACCAGAGCGGAACCGAAGCACTCTTCAACGAAGCAGATACCGCATTCGCAGGTCAGGACGATGGTCTTGATGAGGCAGGCGGATTCTCTGACGGCGTTGCAGGTATGGGTACTACCAGCCAGGCTGGTTCTAACCCTGGTCTCCTGAACCCCGTTGGTACTGCATCTTCCACTGGCTACAACGTTGGTCAGGGCATGAAGACTGGCGATGCTGAGAACCTGGGTAATGGTTCTGGCAACCAGTTCAACGAGATGGCATTCTCTATCGAGAAGGTTCTTGTTGAAGCCAAGTCCAGAGCACTGAAGGCAGAATACAGCCTTGAGCTTGCACAGGACCTTAAGGCAATCCACGGTCTGAACGCTGAAGCGGAACTCGCAAACATTCTCTCCACTGAGATTCTTGCTGAGATCAACCGCGAAGTCATCAGAACCATCTACAAGGTTGCTGAGCAAGGCGCTGCTGCAAACACCGCAACTGCTGGTGTATTCGACCTCGACATCGACTCCAACGGTCGCTGGAGTGTTGAGAAGTTCAAGGGTCTGCTGTTCCAAATCGAGCGCGATGCTAACGCAATCGCACAAAGAACTCGTAGAGGAAAGGGCAATGTGATCATGTGCTCCGCTGACGTTGCATCCGCACTGTCTATGGCTGGCGTACTTGACTACACCCCTGCACTCAACGCTAACCTGAACGTTGATGACACTGGTAACACCTTCGCTGGTGTTCTGCTTGGTAAGTACAGAGTCTACATCGATCCTTATGCTGCAAACGTTGCTGCTCAGCAGTACTACGTTGTCGGTTACAAGGGCACCTCTCCTTACGACGCAGGTCTCTTCTACTGCCCATATGTACCCCTCCAGATGGTACGTGCAGTTGGCGAGAACACCTTCCAACCCAAGATCGGCTTCAAGACCCGTTATGGTCTTGTTGCAAACCCCTTCGCAGAAGGAACCGAGCAAGGTCTGGGTCGCCTCAAGGTCAACCAGAACCGTTACTACAGAAGAGTTCAGATCAAGAACCTCATGTGATCCATTGGATACACAATCTGTTACCAGAGACCCGAAAGGGTCTCTTTTTTTGTATTTGTTTATACTTATGTAAAAAAGCAATAAATGTTAGTGAATTAACACAAACTGTGCTATATAATACAGAATGGGAATAAAACAATGCACTAAAACCTTTAACTATATTTTTGTTATGTTTTTTGTTCCATAATGGAGAGTGACCATGCACAATCTATTATCACGCTCACAACTAGATGAGTGGAGACATTTTGAGAATACAATCGATGAACTTGCTTTGGAGCAGCAAAGATTAAATGATTACTACGAGTGTTTAATTGAATGTGATGCCTTATCCCAATCTCAATGCAAAAAAGTCTGTAGGCATATCCTAGATTAAACCACCGAGACCCGTTAGGGTCTTTTTTTTGTCTCTAAATAAAATACATCATCTACATACTCATGAAAGATATATTGATAACTTTTGGTGATAGTTGGACTTTTGGTCAAGGTTCTGCATATGAAGATGGTATGACCGAAGAAGAATATGAGAGAATTTATCTAGACCCAGAGATATGTTGGAAGAATGGTTGGAGAAGACATGTTGCTGAACATTTTGATTTTGACAATATAAATCTTGGTTGTGGTGGTAGTAGCAATGATAAGCAATTTAGATTAGCAAAACAATTTTTTTCATCTACTAAATTCAAAAACATACTCAAATCGGGTGTACAAGTATATGTGTTATGGGGGACAACCTCTGTCAATAGGTATGACTTGTGGGTAAACGAAGAAAACGCTTACAGACATATATTTTTAAATACTGTAAATGATGATCCAATTATTCCTGATCAGGATGAAGGAACTGCAATCGATCAGATTGCTGGAGTTTTGAATAAATACTCATACAATGAGATAGCTAGAGTAAAGGAACTAGAGCTTGAGTTTTTTCACTGGAACCAATATTTTAAAATGTTGGGAGTTAAAAATTTTTGGTATGACTCGTTTTGTTCATTTAATTACAACGTAAAACTTTCAAACTTTTTTGATCATCAAAAAAGAATAAGAAGAGATATGTTAGCAGTGATTGTAGAGAATGATAGAGTATTAAAAAAATCATTAGTACCAGGATGGTGTGTTGATGATTTTGCTTATGCCGTTGACAATAACATGTTAAATCCATATTCATTCCATCCAAAAGCTGATGGATATAAGCAGATTGCTGATCACTTAATTAAAAAAATGCAGGAGCATATGTAATCATGGTATTAGGAAACGTAGGAAACGCCTACAGCAATCAGATATCGAACAGGAACTTCTTATCCTCAATTGGATTCCGATTCACATTGAGTAGAGCACGGAAGGTCTCATTCTTTTCTAATAAAGCAAACATTCCTGGAATTACATTAGGTGTTGCTGAGCAACCAACATATCTGAAGAATATCGATCTTCCTGGAGATAAACTTCAGTATGCTGATTTTACTCTAAGTTTTATTGTTGATGAGAACTTAGAAAATTATATGCAGATTCACAAGTGGATGAGAGGACTCGGATTCCCAGAATCCCAAAAAGAAATATTTGATCTGCAGAAAGACGACCCATCCCAAATTAGACATGATGGTAACGGAATGAACATCTACTCAGATGGTACTCTTGCTGTCTTGAATAGTAATCAAAGAACGGTATTTAATGTAGAGTTCTCTGACATGTTCCCATATAACTTGTCAGATTTATCGTTTGATGCTACTAACACAGACACTGAGTACTTTACGGCAGAGGTAGATTTCAAGTATACTATCTACAATATAACAGATCCAGAAGGACACCCAGTATGATCGATCTTGAATCTATTCAGAAGATGTGGGAAAAAGATTCCAACATCAATATGGATAACCTACATGATGAGTCAATTAAGGTCCCTGCGTTACATGCTAAATATTTTGAGATTTACAATACTGTAATTCTTCTTAAGAAAAAAGCGGAACAAACCCGCAAAAACGTCAGGCACGAAAGATACGAATACTTTACAGGAAAGGCAGATCCTGAAGTATATGTGGAATCACCGTTCCCGAAAAAAATTAGAGATAAAGACACTCTACAAAAATACCTTGACGCTGATGACAAATTATCCCAGATAAGTTTGAAGGTTGATTATTACGATGTCACTTTGAATTATTTGGAGAGCATTCTGAAGGTAATTCAGAACCGAACTTACCAGATAAAGAATGCTATTGACTTCCTCAAATTCCAGGCAGGATATGGCTAATACTCATGATCTTATCATTCAAAAGTCTAACGAAGTATATTTGAAGATTACGTGTGAACCTCATATCGAATATGAGTTAAGAGATCATTTTAAATTTGAAGTTCCTAATGCTAAGTTCATGCCCCAATATAGGGGTAGGAATTGGAATGGTGAGATCCATTTATTTGACATGAGAACGAAGCAATTATATATTGGACTATTAGATAAACTTATATCTTTTTGCGATAATTATAAGTATTCGTATAAATTTGAAGAAAACAAATTCTACGGTATGCCGTTTGAGGTAAACGATGGCATATCGAGAGAAGGTGTTAAAGATTATATGAACTCAATTACTTCAATTCGTCCCAGAGACTATCAAATTGAGGGAGTATACGATTCTTTAAGACATAATAGAAAATTGCTGATATCACCGACTGCCTCAGGTAAATCATTGATGATTTATTCAGTAGTTCGGTATTACTCTGATAAAGGGAAAAAAATTCTCTTAGTTGTTCCAACGACATCGCTTGTAGAGCAGATGTATAAGGACTTTGAGGATTATGGTTGGGATGCTCAGTCATATTGCCACAAGATATATTCTGGTCGAGAGAAGTTTACAGATGCTCCAGTGACCATTACTACATGGCAATCAATTTACAAGCTAGATAGATCATTTTTTGAGGACTATGAGGTTGTGATTGGGGATGAGGCACACCTTTTTAAAAGTAAGTCTTTAATATCTATAATGACAAAACTCCATCATGCCAAGTATAGGTTTGGATTCACTGGAACCCTTGATGGAACTCAAACTCACAAGTGGGTTTTGGAAGGATTGTTTGGCCCATCTTACAAAATTGTTAGAACTGCAGAATTGATGGCACAGGGTCATCTATCTAAACTTGATATTACCTGCTTAGTATTAAAACACAATCCTCAGATATTTGCAACCTATGAAGATGAAGTTCAATTCATCATATCTAATGATAGAAGAAATAACTTTATTAAAAACTTATCATTAGATCTTAAAGGCAATACCTTGATTCTATTCTCAAGGGTAGAGAATCATGGCAAACCTTTATATGAGATGATCAATGCTGCTAAAAAAGGAGACAGAAAGATCTTCTTTGTTCATGGTGGTGTAGACACTGAAGAAAGAGAACTTGTTAGAGAGATTACTGAAAGAGAAGAGAATGCAATCATCGTTGCTTCATATGGCGTATTCTCTACAGGAATAAATATAAGAAACCTACACAACGTGGTTTTTGCTTCACCTAGTAAATCTAGAATTCGTAATTTACAATCTATCGGAAGAGTCTTGAGAAAGGGCAAGAACAAGACTAAAGCAATGCTTTATGATATTTCTGATGATTGTACACATAAGTCAAGAAGAAACTATACGTTGAATCACCTGATTGAAAGAATTAAAGTTTACAATGAAGAGAAATTTAATTATGACATCATAAACGTCAATTTAAAGGAATAGATATGGAAGATGATTTTTACGCAACAATAAAATTAAAAACAGGAGAAGAGATATTCTCAAAGGTCTCACCTTGTACAGAAGAGCAAAGTACATTCTTACTTGTCTCAAATCCAATCACCTTCTCTGAAGTTAAGACTAAGAGAGGTATATCTGGATATAAGATGGAACCTTGGTTAAAGACTTCTCGTGATGATATGTTTATTATTGATATGTCTGATGTCATCACCATGAGTGAGTCTAAGGACATCGATATGATCATTATGTACCAATCTTGGATTAGAGAGTCAAAAGACTTCTCGGATTCTGAGGATCCCACTGGATACAGGCAAAGAATCGATAGAAAGATGGGTAGGGTTGGTAACGTAGTAGATGCTAAAGAGATCCTGGAAAGACTCTTTAAAGAAAGCTAATATTGTTTCTGAACCTCCACAAAGGTTATTGTACACAGATTCAGGGGTCTTGTCAAGCCTTGTGCTCAAACGTTCATACTGATATAATAACTATATCACTGTGAACATAGATATACTATTATGGCAATTGGACCTATGACTAAACGCAAGAGATCAGTACACTACGTCAACAACAAAGAATTCTTAGCAGCATTGATTGCATATAGAGAATCAGTGGAGCTAGCAGCAACTAGGGGAGATCCTAAACCACAGATTACAAATTACTTAGGAGAGTGCTTCTTAAAGATTGCAACACACTTATCCTTCAAACCAAACTTTGTAAATTATATTTTTAAAGATGATATGATTTCGGATGGTATTGAGAACTGTGTTCAGTACATCCATAATTTTGATCCTGCGAAGTCTCAGAATCCCTTTGCTTACTTTACTCAAATCATTCACTACGCGTTTCTACGTCGTATTCAGAAGGAAAAGAAACAACTTGAGATTAAGAATAAGATTCTAGAAAAGACTGGATATGATGAAGTCTTTTATGATGATAATACAATTGACGGAGCAAATTATTCCGATTATAATCAAATTAAGGATAGTATTCACTCCAAATCTAGATATTAATGAAAGTTGCGATTATTACTGATCAGCATTTTGGTGCCCGTAAAAACTCTAAACAGTTCCACGATTACTTCTTAAAGTTTTACAATGATGTCTTCTTCCCTACGTTGGAAGAGCATAAAATTAAAACTGTGGTTGATATGGGCGATACCTTTGATAGTCGTAAGGGGATTGACTTTGCTGCTCTTGCGTGGGCAAAAGACAATTACTATGATAGACTAAAAGAGATGGGTATTACCGTTCATACTATTGTCGGTAACCATACTGCATACTACAAAAATACTAATGATTTGAATGCAGTAGACCTTTTACTTAGAGAATATAAAAACGTAAAAGTATATTCTGAACCAACTGAAGTCAAGTTGGGTAAGTTACCTGTATTGTTTATTCCTTGGATTAATGATGAGAATTCTGATGATACCTTCGCGGCTATTAAAGCTAGTAGTAGCAAGTGCGCGATGGGGCACCTTGAGTTACGAGGATTCGCTGCTTATCGTGGACACATCATGGAAGAGGGTCTTGATGGCAAATTATTTGCGTCGTTCTCCCATGTCTACAGCGGACACTACCACACTAGATCAACAGACGGGCGAATAAGTTATTTGGGTAATCCATATGAGATTTACTCAAATGATATTGGAGATCCTCGTGGATTCCATATCCTAGAAACATCTACAATGGAGTTGGAAGCATTTGATAATCCATACACCATGTATGAGGTTATTAACTATAACGATACCCCACATCAAACCTTTGATACTAGGCAGTATGAAGGTAAGATTGTAAAATTAATCGTACAGAAGAAGAGTGATCCTAAAAAATATGAGAAGTTTGTAGATAAACTTCTTGGATCTAATATCAACGAAATGAAGATTGTTGAAACCTTTGCTGATGTTGAGACTAACTTTGATGACTATGATCCAGAATCTGAAGATACAATCTCTATTTTGAGTAAGTATATTGATGAATCTGAGTTGTCTCTAAATAAAGCAGAAATCAAACATTTGATACACCAGGTTTACAAACAAGCATGTGAATTGATATAATATGTTTATCCTTACTCTATCTGGAAAGAATCAAGAAGGTGCATACTCTGTTGCTAATAGTGATGGGACTCAAATCCTGTACATATTTGAGCAAGAGGATGATGCTACTCGTTTTTCTATGATGTTAGAGGATAGGGAATATCCAGAATTGGATGTTGTGGAAGTGGATGATGATCTTATGATTCAGACTTGTGAACTGCATGAGTATAATTATACTATCATCACTGCAAATGATCTTGTAATACCACCCGATGAAGATTAATGATTTGTTTTGAAAAGATTCGTTATAAGAACTTTCTTAGCACTGGCAACCAGTTTACCGAACTTGAGTTTAATAAAACACACACTACTCTTGTAGTCGGAAACAATGGTGCGGGTAAGAGCACGATGTTGGATGCTTTGACCTTCTCTTTGTTTGGTAAGTCTTATCGTGGTGTCAATAAACCACTCTTGATCAATTCTATTAACGAGAAAGACTGTCTTGTTGAGATTGAATTTAAGATTGGAAATACTGCTTGGAAAGTTGTACGTGGAATCAAACCCGCAGTATTTCAAATTTATAAGGATGGTGAACTACTTAACTCTGATGCAGCCGCTAAAGATCAGCAAAGTTGGTTAGAGAGAGTAGTTCTTAAGATGAACTATAAGTCGTTTACTCAGATTGTTATTCTGGGTAGTAGTAACTTCATCCCCTTTATGCAATTACCTGCAGCATCTAGGAGAGAGGTTATTGAAGATTTATTGGACATCAAGATCTTCTCATCAATGAATACTGTTGTAAGAGATCGGATAAAAGAGAATAAGACAGATATTACTACATTACAATACAAGTCAGATAATCTTGAAGAAAAAGTCAAGATGCAGAAGAACTTCATTGCTGAAGTTGGTAGACTTGCTACAGAAGATATTGATGCAAAAAGAGAACAGATAAAAAATCTTTCAGACACTCAAGATAATCTTTTAAATGATTCTTTAAATTTTGAGAATGATTTGATTAAAAAACAAAAAGATCTTGAGAAGTATTCTGGTGCAACTAAAAAGTTGAGGCAGTTAGGTAATCTAAAAGGTAAGATCTCTCAGAAGGTATCTGTAATTACTAAAGAACATAAGTTCTTTTCTGAGAATACGGTTTGCCCCACCTGTACTCAATCTATTGAAGAGACCTTCAGAATAAATAGAATTGAAGACGCTCAAAATAAAGCAAAAGAGTTGCGTTCTGGTTTTATACAACTGGAAGAGGCAATTAAAGAAGAAGAAGAGCGAGAGCGTCACTTCTCTACAGTTTCTAAAGAGGTTACAGACCTTACGCATGAGATTTCTCAAATCAATACTAAGATCTCTGGATATCAAAGACAAGTCCGAGATCTTGAACAGGAAATTCAAACTGTTACCACTCGACTTGCAGAAAGAAATACTGAACATGAGAAGCTAGATGAACTAGAAACTCAATTCAAAGTTGCTTCCGAAGAGACAGAATCTAAGAAGGATCAACTGGCGAATTATAATTTTGTGTACGATCTCCTAAAAGACGGAGGAGTAAAAACACAAATCATTAGAAAGTATCTGCCACTTATTAACAATCAAGTTAATAAGTATTTGCAGATGATGGAATTTTTTATCAATTTTTGTCTTGATGAAGAATTTAATGAATCGATTCAGTCTCCTATTCAAGAGGACTTCTCTTACTCTTCATTCAGTGAAGGTGAGAAGATGCGTATCGATCTTGCTCTCTTGTTTACGTGGAGAGAGATTGCTAAAATTAAGAACTCTTTGAACTGCAACCTCATCATCTTTGACGAAACATTTGACTCCTCTCTTGATGGGTTTGGAACAGATGAATTTATGAAGATTATTAGATTTGTCATTAAGGATTCTAATACGTTTGTAATCTCACATAAGGAAGGCATGCGTGACAAGTTCATGAATGTGCTAAAATTTGAAAAAGTAAAAGGGTTCAGTAGGTTGGCGAAATGAAGTGCATAGTAACTGGTGGTAAAGGATTCATTGGATCTAATTTGGTGGATGCTCTGATCGATCAGGGGCATGAAGTTCTTGTCATTGATAATGAATATTCTGATGCTCATGAGCAGTTCTATGTCAATGATAAAGCAGAGTATGCCAAACAGGACATATCAAACTATGAGTTGACTAGAACCTTTTATCATGGTGTTGATGTAGTATTTCATCTTGCGGCAGAAGCTAGAATTCAACCAGCGATTAAAAATCCTTTGAACGCTGTTAGGATTAACACCTTAGGGACAGCAACTGTCTTACAGTGCGCTAGAGAAGCAGGTGTTGATCGAGTGATATATTCATCAACCTCTTCCGCATATGGGTTTAACTCTGCACCTAATGACGAGACTCAAGCCGATGACTGCTTGAATCCTTACTCAGTATCAAAAGTTGCAGGAGAAAAATTGTGCTCCATGTATACGGACCTCTTTGATTTGAAGACTTTTATTTTTAGATACTTCAATGTTTATGGTGAGCGTCAACCACTTAAAGGACAGTATGCGCCAGTCATTGGCATCTTCTTACGTCAACTTGCTGCTGGCGAAGAACTAACAATTGTTGGAGATGGTGAACAACGTAGAGACTTTACTCATGTCTCTGATGTTGTAAATGCAAACATTCTTGCAGCGACCAAAGATCTTAAAGAAGAAGATTATGGTCAGGTTTACAATGTGGGCAATGGTCAAAACTATTCTGTAAATGAGATTGCAGACATGATCTCAACAGAGCAGAAATTTATTGATGCTCGTCCTGGAGAAGCGAGAATTACTTTGGCAGATAATACTAAACTTCGTACTACTCTTGGATGGGAACCTACAATTCATCTCAAAGACTGGGTTGCCAAAGCAGTGGACGATGTAAAAACTGGTTCTTGATCGACCATAGGGGGGATTCTTCTTTGTATACTGTGTTCAGTTCAAACGAATCCCGATGACTATCAACCACGAAGTCAAAGGACAACTTGCCAAACTGCTTGCCACTGAAGATCTGGTGGT